AGTCGATGGAATTTACAAAGCTTACGATAATGAAGCTACCGTAGTTATCACTGGCGGATTAAAATAATAACCTATGTGTGATATGATAGCTACTGATAACGAATACTCCTATTAACATCCCGTATTTTAATGGGATTTCTTAAAAGCTTAAACCAGAATAATGGAAACCTCAAGAGGAAAAACAATTTGGACTGAGAGAATGAGGGTTTAAGTAGGAGATAATTTAGCAATGGTATCTTGCTATGTTTTAAAATGGGAAGGGGAAAATACTGGATATGCTCATGTAGGTGATATCACCTAAAATTCATATCAATCAATCTATCCAGTAAGAAGAGTTTTCGGAGAAGGCCAGACAGAGGAGGATATATTATAATTTAAGCTATCATTAGAATTCGATCACCTCCTTTTACCCAACTCTCATGTAGATAAAATAGTTTAATTTTTAGTAAACACTGACCAATTTTTAAACCAAAGAACATTATTTAGAAGATTAACCGTTACTTATGAATTGTTCCTTTAGTCATAAGGTTAATTAAAGAAAGAAGATGCCTTATCAGCGGATCAAGAAAGGGTTATGATGAATTGTTACAGGGCCGCATTAGCTAAATAAGCAGCATCAGTCGGTGTTTAAGGATAAATCAACGATCCCAGAGGAGAGTTTGGAGTTATGATTGGAACACCTTATTTCCAATCAAAAGAAGAAAAGGCCAAGTCATTTGGTAGATCTTCGGAATCAGAGTAGAATCCAGTTACTTTTATGGATTAAGTGGAGGAACATGCTCCTATTATATTTATAGCTGGTATTCTGTCAGCATTCGCTTATGGTAATATAATCCCAATTATCCTTTTGTTCGTGATGGGGGCGATGCTGTATTTTAAGCCTGAATTCCAAGAGAGTGATAATAGATACCTACGATCTTTCTATGTTACAAAATATGTTGGTAGGTTATCAGATGGGGTCTAATCTAAGTCCTCAAAAATTTCTAATATAATGAAAAAGATGACAGATAAATTCTCAGGTCTCGGAATTAAATTAAACTAAACTAAAGCCATGAAATCTGTCAAAAAGTCTTTTAATTCTAATAGATCCCATAAATAAAAATAATTTAATTTA